CCTTCCGAAGGCCGTTGTATGCTCATCCACGCAAATGGCCTGTCATCACTGCTAGACGAAACTGAGCTGACTAGCTCTGACTTCGCCAGCGTGAAAGCACTGGTTCAAGGTGATATTGATACCTTCCTTGGGTTCAAGTTCATCACACTTGGTGATCGTGACGAAGGTGGCTTGCCATTACCGTCCACACGCACTAGCTTCGCATTCCACCGTGATGCTATTGGTATGGGCATTGGCATGAACCAGCGTTCTGAAATTAACTATGTTCCTGAGAAGACATCCTTCCTAGTTTCTTCAATGTTCTCTGCCGGTGCAGTGGCCATTGATGACGAAGGCATCGTCAAGATCAGCGCAACCGAGTAGGAAAGGATTATATAATGGCTTTTTCATCTACAGGTTGGGGCGTGATTGGCGCTTCTAAAAGAGGTAACGCACCGAGCATGTACACTTACACAAGTGCAGATGCTATTGCGACTGTGAACACAGCCGGTTATTTCAACGACTTGTCAGACACTCTGGCAGTTGGTGATGTGATCTTCGTTCACGACAGTGCAACACCTACTATGTCAATCGTTATGGTTGCATCGAACGCATCAGGCGTTGTCGATGTGACTGACGGCACTGCCGTTGCAATGACTGACAGTGACTAATACGGCTGGGGCGGCTTAGGTCGCCCCATCCTTCTATAGGAGTAGAATATGGCCTCTGGCGACACTAAACTATCAATCTGCTCCGATGCGCTAATTATGCTTGGCGCTTCTCCACTATCATCATTTTCTGACGGCACAGACGAGGCACAGGTTGCAGACCGTCTTTATGACGATGTGCGTGACACCTTGCTGATGCAGTACCCATATAGCTGGACACTAAAGAAAGTACAGCTAGCGCAATTGCTCGATACACCAATCAATGAATGGAAATATAAATACCAGCTACCCGGCGACAGGCTAGGGCTACCCAAGGCGGTATTCCCGACCAGCGCTGTAGCGGAGCGCCCAGTGCGCGAATATGAGATTTATGCAGGCGGCTTATACACTAATCTGGAAACGGTTTATGTTGATTACCAGTATCGGCCAGAGCCTGCCGATTTCCCACCATACTTTGTGAGATTGCTAAAGACAGCACTGGCCGCTGAGTTTGCCGAACCGATTACTGACCAGCTTACGAAGGCTGACTATTATCACGGCAAAGCATATGGTTCACCATCTGATAATATGCGTGGCGGCTTGGTTCGCGTTGCAATTAACATTGACGGCATTGACCAGCCAGCCAAGAGCATACAGGAATTTCCGATTTCAGATATAAGGTTCTAACATGAGCCGGATCATCCAGATACAAAACGACTTCACATCTGGCGAGCTTGATCCAAAGCTACGCGCCCGGACTGACATAGGGCAGTATGCGTCCGGTTTAACCACAGCTCGCAATGTCAGCATCCAGCCGCAGGGCGGTGCTAAACGGCGTGACGGTACTAAGTTTATAGCCGCGTTAGACAGTGGCGCTGGTACGGCTGTGCGGATGGTGTCATTTGAGTTCAGTGTGTCTGACAGCTATATGTTGGTGTTTACTCCGGGCAAAATGTATGTCTTTAAAAACGGCGCGTTGATTACCGACATCAATGGATCAGGCGATGACTATCTCACCGTGGCGGCTGTTACCAGCGCCATCATCCCAGAGATGAACTGGGTGCAGTCAGCGGACACCGTTATTGTTGTGCATGAAGACTTAGCGCCGTTAAAGATTGTGCGCGGCGCAACTGATAGCGATTGGACGGCTAGCACACTATCGTTTACATATGTGCCTAAGTATGCCTATACGCTATCTGTAACAGCAGGCAATGTTTTTAATGCAGGCGTTCCGCATGACCACTTAGAGCCTAGCGGCACATCTGGAAACATAACTGTTACAGCAAAGCATAGCGGCTCTGACGCAAATGAATTTACTGTCGCCGCATCGGCCAATGGGTACGCCGGTCAATACATAAACGTGACACCATTTGGACGACTGCGTATTATTAGAAGGGTCAGTGATTCGAAGCTAGAATGTTTTGCTGAAGTGCCGCTTTTTGACACCGGCAATATAGATGATAGTGACTGGGAGTTAGAAGAGGGCTATGAGGATGTCTGGTCAGCCAGTCGAGGCTATCCGCGTTCAGTTACATTTCACGAAGGCAGGCTATTTCTTGGCGGCACTAACAGCCGACCATCAACGATATTTGGTTCGAGGGTGTCGGACTTTTTTAACTTTGATCCGGGTGAGGCGTTAGACGATGCGGCGGTAGAAGCCACGCTAGACACCGGCACGTTTAATGCGATTGTTGATATTTTCTCAGGCCGTCACTTGCAAGTTTTTACAACCGGCGGTGAGTTCTATGTGCCGCAATCGTTAGACGACCCTATCACGCCCAGTAATCTTATCGTGAAACAACAGACCGGCTTTGGCACTAAGCCCGGCATCAGACTGCAAAACATTGACGGCGCAACTATTTTTGTTCAGCGTCAGGGCAAGGCATTACAAGAGTTCTTATTTACTGACACGCAGAATGCATACACGTCAGCCAAGATATCACTGCTATCATCTCATCTGTTGAAGACACCAGAAGAGATGGCGGTTCGTAAATCCACCGGAACTGATGAGGGCGACCGGTTGCTGGTAGTCAATGGTGACGATGGGTCGATAGCGTGTTATACAGTACTAAGATCACAGAACGTGATTGCGCCTAGTGAATGGACAACCGATGGAGAGTTTTTAAATGTCGGGGTTGATGTCGATGATATCTATGTGGTGGTCAAGCGCACGGTCAACGGTGGAACGGTTTATTATGTGGAGCTATTTGATAGTACAGTCTTACTCGATTGCGCCAAGACCGGTGGGGCGGCATCATCTGTCACAATGGATCACCTCGAAGCTGAAACAGTTAAGATCATCCGCGATGGAATTGTTGAGCCGGATCAGACTGTGCCTGCTTCGCCGTTCACGGTCACGTTTGCTACGGCGGCGACTGCGAGCCATCAGGTCGGCCTCAACTTCACGCCGGAAGTAAAGACACTGCCAGTAGAGCCAAAGCTCCCCAGCGGCTCTCTGAAGGGCTTTAAGAAGCGGATATTTGAGGTCAACGCAGAATTATTTGAAACGCAGGCGCTGACAATCAATGGCAAGGAAGTACCCTTCCGGCGGTTTGGCGATGATGTGTTGGACGATGATGTTGATGAGTTTACAGGAATAAAGACATTGCACGGTATTCTGGGTTATACTTATGACGGCCAAATCACGATTGGTCAAACAGTACCGCTCAAGATGACTTTGTTGGGCATAGATTTTAAAGTTAGCATAGGACAGTAAAATGGCACCGATAATAGCGGCAGTATCACAAGCAGGCGCGGCTATAGGAACAGCGGCCGCTGGCATGTCAGGGGCGCAGGCATTAGGTTTGGCCGCATCTGGCGCTAGTTCAATTTCACAAATGATGGGCAATCGCTCAGAAGCCAGAGGGCTTGCGGCGCAAGCGACTATGGCGCGGTTGCAGGCTAAGACTGAAAGTTTAAAGTATAAGGCGCAGGGCGTACAGGTTCTGGATAACATCCTTAGAACGCAGGCCGCTATCGTGGCAAGAGCTGGCAATGGTGGCGTTGATCCATTTAGCGGTAGCGCAAATAGATTGTTGCAGTATGCGTCAGCCAAGGGGGCGACAGAGCTGTATACTGTACAGGACAATGAGATCATTACAATGCGTGGCGGCGAGATGCAGGCACAGCAGTATATGCAACAAGCCAAGTCTGTTATGAAAGCTGGCATGATTGGCGGTATAGCTAAGTTTGGAACAGCCGCTGTTAATTATGGGTTAATCGGGGGGCTTGAACCAAGTATGGGGTATGGTGTTGGGCAAGTTGATCCAAGACTATTTAAAGCGGCAGGGTTAGGTTAATGGCAGAGTTACCACGTTATAGACCGTTAGGAGTTTCAATCGGCAGTATGCCGTCTGTTAACTTTGTGCAGACTGGGCAAGCCGAAGCGCGTGTATACGATCAAATAGGCAATAGCCTAGATGCGATATCTGACTTTGTTTACAAGCGAGCCGTTGCCGAAGCTGAGGTAGCGGCAGTTAAGTATGGCGCTGAAATAGCGCCGTCAGCGGCAGAGCTAGAAGCCGCCAGTAAGTCCGGCGTAACGATTGACCCTGATCTGCCGGATGGGTTTACGATATTTGATCAGAAGGCGCGTAAAACTGCTGTTGACGTTATTCAGACAAATATGGAAATAGCGGCGCGTAATGAGATTAACCAGCTCACCATTGACGCTAAAGATAGCGATATGAGCGCTGATGAGTTCCAGCTTAATCTTAACGCTATCATTGACGGCTACAGCACAAGTCTAAGCCAGATTGATCCGGTGGCATCTGTAAACCTACAGGCGGCCATTGCGCCTGTTGCTAACAGCAAACTGACTACTCACGCCAATGCTATGGCTGACAAGGCTGAGAAACAGCAAAAGGTAGCGGTAACATTTGGTGTTGATGGTATTATAAATAACATCCCAGACATCATTGCGGCTGGTAATAAGGTATCTCAAGAGGGCAACCAAGCGCCAAGCATTACAACCGTTGACGATGTTCTTAATGCTGAACGTAATCGGATCGCCGTACTTTCCTATGGCGTAGAAAGCAGTGAGTTTCTACAAGCAAAATTAAAGGCTTTTGATGAGGCCGTTATAGGAGCAAAGTCGGACTATATTAATAACTGGGTTAGAGGATCGGGCGAAGATGATGTAACTGCCCTTAACCGCTTAGGCCAAGTTTTAGAAAATGATGTTGCTGATGAAAATGTGCGCCAGTTAATAGGTGCGCTATCTTTAGAGGAAAGAAAAAAAGTTATTGATGATGGTTTTGCAGTTTTAGCGGAAGAAGATAAGTTTGCTGATGCTCAGGATAAAAGAGAAGAAGAACGCAGAAAAGAAATTATAAGTGACATAAAGGTTGAAATTGCAGAAGCGGTGATAGCTGGCGACCAAGAAGCTAGAATGGCGGCCATTGAAAAACTGAAAGTTATTGATGACGATGAGTATGCAAAACAATTAGAAGCTATAGCCGGTGGATATGATGACCCCGACACAATTGAAGCATTGAACAGCTTAACGGCAAGCTCACAGCTTACTGAGGATGATATTGTAGAAGCTCTGCGCGATGGCGTTCTTACAACAGAAACATCTAAAACGTATTACACATCGTTAAAAAGTCAGAGAGATGCAAAGAACAATAAAGCTATGAGTATTGTAAGGAATTATTTTGGTGTGCCAGAAGGAAATCTTTTAGCCTCATCTGGAATGGCTGTTTCTCCAGAAGATAGAAAAGCAGTGGTTGCGGCCGAATTAGAACTGCAAGAAGCAGTTACCATAGACCCCGACTTTGATAGAATGGCGTGGGCAAAACAATACATCAAGGACTTGAAGGATGAAGTGCCTCGCTCAGATGGACAAGATATGCGTTTTGACAGAATACGCCAAAATAAGTTAAATGCGCTTATTGATGACCCAGCTATAACCGTTGAAGATGCGGATGAGATAGCATCGTTATTAACACAGAAATTAGATGATGATATTATTGATGGCGATGAATATCTTGAGCTTCTAGCATTTATTATGAGAAAGAA